GTCCAGTTCTCGTCTCCATCGGGCGCGAATCCGCCCGCGGTGGACGCTAAACCGTTCCGGCGTCGGAGCCACGCCTCGACAGCGGGCCAGAAGCGACGGTTGCCAAACAGCGGATCGCGCTTCGGCAGCCCATCACGCTCAAGCACTTTGGCGACCCCGTCCCAGCCCGTGGACATCGCGGAGGCCGCGTCAGGGCCATACAGCTCGGCAACGATCCGGTCCTCGCTCGGGTAGAGCGGCATGGGACTGCTCTCAGCCTTGTGCGGGCGCGGCACGATCCGTTCTCCCTGTCGTGTTGGAGGCCGAAAGGACAGCTTGTCTCTCCCTCGCGGCGGCCGCGCGGGCGAGTGAGTTAGCGACCGCTTCCTTTCCGAGCGCAGACAGTGCCTCGTAAGCGTCCTCGAACTCGGCCAGGGCGTTCGAGCACTGTGGATCGGCGGCGTGCCAAAGGGCGGCGCGGTAGAACCGCTCCCGAGCCTCGGCGCGGGCGTCAGTCGGTGCAGGCGCAGTCAAGGGACTCCTCCCCTTCCGGCGTGAAGGTCAGGAGGTCGCCCTGCGACTGCGACAGGCGCAGCATCTCGGCGTAGGAGGAGCGATCCTTGCGGAAGTAGGCGAAGTCGCCGGGGCGCTTCGTGCTGTCGAACCGGGTCTCCTGCTCGATCCACCCGCGGGCCAAATCGGGGCGGTCCCGCAGGATGCCCATGATGGTGGCGGCGCCCTTCAGAAAGCAGAGGTCGCAATTCCCGAGCGGCGTCTTCCCACCGACGTTTTCAAGGCGGAGGTCGAACGGCTGCGCAGCCCACCATGTGGCCACGTCCCGGCGAGCGACGCCTGCCTCAGCCAGAGGCATGGCTGGGCGACCGAAGTTTTTCCCGTCCTTGCCGCTAGCCGCACGGGCATGCTGCTTGGCGACGCGCTCGGGCTCGTCGGCTCGCAGCCCCTTCACATCGGCCCAAGCCTCAAACCCTAGGACATGCCGAGCGTAGGCATGCAGGCGCTTGATCTTGCTCTCGATCGTGCAGAACCGCATCACCGGGTTGGCGAGCATCGACCGCGTGCCGAAGACGGCAGCCAGCGGTTCGCCATTACGTGCCGCGCTATTGTGGCTGACGACACGAAGGCGGTGTTCGGCCCCGGCGTCGAACTCCAGCCACGTGATCCGCACGCCCCAGCGCTCCGAGCACTCCTGAACGAAGTCCAGGGTCTCGGGCATCTCCCGGCCGGTGTTGGCGAAGGCGACATGCACCTCGGCCGGCAGTGTTCCGCCGTGCGCATCGAGGATGTGCTTCAGCATGTAGCCGGACGTGCGGCCTCCGCTGAAGCTGATGAGGGCCGGGCCCTGGATCAGGTACGGGTTCACCGTCATGCCCCGCCCCCATCCTGCTTACCATGCGGGATCGGCCCGGAGGACGGGGAGAGGGGCATCCCATTGTGCTCGAAGGCATCGAGGAGGCGGCCGGCTGCGTTCTTGCCGGCCAGCGCCATGAAAACAGCCCCAACGTATCGCACCCGCACCCACGAGTTATCCGGACTCTTCCCATCGCTAAGGCTGCAGCAGCCAGTCAAAGATGTTTTAATTGGATTTTCTGTGAGTGGAACAAAGTATTCAATTGGGATCTTTATATTATATCTGGGAGGAAAATCCCGTGTTCCGGCGATGCGCAGTGTCCTTTGTCTTTTTTGGGTTGTTGGTTGGGCCAGCGCTTTCACAAGCGCCCGCCATGCCTCAGCACAGTCGAGAGCAAGCGCCGAATATGCCGCCTGTGCATGAGACGGTACCGGACCGTGTCCGGCCGAGCCTTCCCGGTGAAGATGTCGACCGAAGGCCGGTCCCCGATAAGGTTCAACCAGACGGGTCGATGAACAGAACCGTGTAGCGCCGCCGCCCGCGAAGCTGTCGATGATGAGCGGACGCATTACGCTGCCCCACCCTTGCGAGAGGGCGCGCCGGTGAGGGCGGCGAAGGCGCGGGTGAGGAGGCTACGGGCCGCGGGACTGCGCGGGTCGGCCTCTCGCACCTCGGGTGCGGGCCGGCCGCTCTGTTCGTCGGCCATAAAGCGCATCGTGAGCGAGACCAGCCGCTCGAGGTCAGCGAGCGCCGCGGTGTCCTGCTCAGCAACCTCGACGAGGCGATGGGTCTCCGGGCAGTTGGCCGGGACGCCGATGCTCCGCGCCTCGCGGCGGTAGCGGTTCTGGCGGACGGCCATGTCTTGGATCCGGACCCGAAGGCCCGCGAGCCGCGGCTTATCGAAACCGGGAAGGCTCAGCATGCGCAGGCCTCCTGCGAGGCGGCGTTCAACCGGCGCGCGCGGCGCAGGCGGCTGACTGTGACGGGGATGCTGCTCCTCTTCAGGCCGAAGCGTTCGGCGAGCTCTGCGTGAGCCATGCCCTCGTCGGCCAGCTTCAGCAGACGAGCATAGCCGGCGGCGCCGAGGCCCTTCGTGCCGCGACGGCACTGCACGCCGAGATCGCGGGTATGGATGGCGACGCAGGGGGCCGACCGGCCAACCAGCTCGGCGATCTCTTCGAGGGGCAGGCCCTGCTCACGCAGGCGGCGCATCCGCGCCCGCTCGGGCATCGTGACAGGCGTCAACGGCATGGATCAGCGCTCCACGTAAAGCTGACGGGGCGGGAGACGGGGCTTGGTGAGTTCGGACGAGGCGCGGCGCTGGGGCGGGCGCTTCGGCATCGGCGCGCTACGGATCGGCCGGTGCGGCGCGGTCCGGATGCCGTGGTGCGCATCCTCGCGGTGCCGCGCCTTCGTGCGGTCGGCGGCGTCCTGCTTGGTCTTCTCTTTGTGGCAGGGGGCGCAGAGCACCTGGCAGTTCGACAGGATCGGCTCGCCGCCCATCCAATCGGGGATGCGGTGGTCGTAGGCGAACTTGCCGACCGTCAGGGGGCAGCCGCAGCCGGCGCCCTCACACTTGCCGTCGGCGCGCTCACGGGCTGCGCGCCGGGTCTTCTTGTCGAATTCCCGTCTCACGGCCGCTCCCCCATCGCAGCGAGAGCAGCCTCGACGAGTTCACCGGTGACCCTCGGCATGGCTGTGTCGGTGTCGGGATCGCGGCAGGCGTCGCGGACGGCGAGCAGGGCCTTGAGCGCCAGCGGCGCAGCGGCGATCAGCCGAGCATTGGCCGCCACCTCTTCCGTTGGCCGCAGGTTGCTGATGACCGCAGCCACGACCGCGCGTTCAGCGGGCCAGTGGATGTTGTAGTCTCCGAAAAAGTCGGGCCCCTCGGCCGACCATGGGCCGGGCGTGTGCTTCGCGGCCATCTCACATCCACCCATGAGCGCGGGCGCATGCCACGACAGCCAGCGTGCAGAGGACGGCTATCGAGCCCATGCCGGCAGCGATCGACATGGCGGAGACATCGGACGGCGCAGCGGCCGGGCGCGGCGAGAGCATGGCGTGCCTGTTGTCGTTGGAGGGCGGGTGAAGAAGGGGCGCCGGCTGCAGAGGCGGCAGGGCGAGGCGCTGGCGTCGGCTGAAGGCGAGCAGGGCGCCGGCGACGTAGGCGGCCAGCGCAATCCCGGCCGCGAGGAGATCCTGGGCCAGGGCGAGCATGGTGGGTTAGGCGGCGGCGGGAGAGACGAAGCCGGCCTCGTGGGCCCCGTGCGTCGCCGCGGGCGCGGCGCTCTTGCCGTAGGGGTGCGCTGCATCGAGGCGGGCGAGTTCGGCGCCGACCGCGTGCGCGCGGTCGATCAGAGACCGCTCGGCGGCTTCGACCGTATCGGCCCGGCGCATCGCGGTGCGGGTGATGCTCCGGTCGTTGTGCTGGATGCGCTGGGACTGCGCCTCCGCGAGGTCGGCCTCGCTGGCATAGGTGCCGGTGGTGCCCGCGAGCGCGTTCCGGCAGGTGGCGCGAAGGCTGATCATCGCCTCCTCCAGACGCAGCCGGACCATGTTCGCGCTCTGCGACCCGCGCGGGCCGAGCTGCGGGCTGGTGGCATCGTCGATCGCCACCTTGCGGACCACGTCACTGTAGGCCTGCGCCGCGAGGCACAGGTGCTCGACGGCATCGGCGAGGTCGAGGGACGTGATCGCGGGCTCTGGCTGATCGGCCTGGCTGAACGGCGCGCACATGGGTGGCCTCGTCGGGCTGGTGTTGCGGGAAGGCGAAGGGGCGCGCCGAAGCGCGGCAGGCTCAGGCGGCGCAGTCGCTCGGAGGCAGCGCAGGTGCGAGATCGGCGACCACAGCGGCGCGCTCGGAGGCGGCATCGGCAAGGCGATGGATGTGAAGCTCAGAGGCACCCGACGCCTGAGCCAGACGGACCCAAGCCACCGCGTCGGCGGCCGTCTCGATGCTGGCAACGTCGATGGGAGAAGCGAGGCCGGCCTCGTCGCGGCGCACGGCGATCACGACGGCGGGTGCAGCCTCAAGTGCGTCATCGGAACCGACATCGTGGACACCGACGACGTAGCGCTGGGCCGAACGGCCGCGCCAAGCGGAAAGGGCAATCGCTGCCGAGCCGCGCAGCCCGGCCATCGTGCGCAGGCGCTCCTCGCGGACCTCCGGCGGCGCAGCGCGATGGCCGCGCATCCGGTCTTTCTCACGGCCCCAGTTCAAGGGTGGCTTGTTGGACATCGGCGGCGGCTCCATCGCGGGCGGCGATGGACGTAGGTAAGCACAGCTTTCCTAGTCAGGCAAGGGGAAATGTAAGCTAAACTTTCCTCGGCTTGCCGGTGCGGCTATCCACAGGCTGCAAATTTCTCTGCGGACCATCCTCGACACCGCCGCGTTGCCGCTCCACCATAGAACGAAAGGCGAACATGCCGGAAGGTAATTGGGTGGGATCGAGGCGTGGGCGCGGCGAAGCGGAACTGTCGGATCTCGCCTACCTCTCCGTCACCTGTGACGACTGCGGGCGACAGAATTGGTGGGCCCGTTTGCATCTGGACGAAGCAGAGCGCTGCGGCCTCGGGACGATTTCAGCGCTGGGGAGGAAACTACGATGCACCTACTGCGCGGAGCGCGGCGGCAGTGGGCAAAACCTGAGCCTACGCGCGGTCCTTCAAGAGGAGCCAGATCATGTCGGGAAGTGAGCGGTACGGCGCAATGACCTTCGTGCGCGATCGGTTCGGGCAACTCCGCGAGGGGCGGGTCTACCCGTGCAGCGATGGCGAGGTGGCGAGGAAGGTCGCTGAAGATCGCGTGCAGCAGGGCTGGGCGCCCGGCGCGGCCGCCTTTCTACGCAGGGGCGGCGGCGAGTTTGACGAGGGCGAGACGACCACCCTCGCTGCGTTCGGAGAGGTGCCACGCGAGGTGCGAGATCAGATGCCTTTTTAACGTGGCGTAGTCTTCGGTTGTGTAGCTTTATCGGCCTGCTCTTTTACCACCGACGATACTACATCGCGAACTGACATGCCGCGACCAAATATTGCATCGCCATACGTAACAACTCCCATCAATAGAGCTGCAAGCGCCACCGCGGTTGAAATCGTAGTGATTATAATCGTGGATCTAGTAGAACGATACGCATCTCGAGTTTCATTTTTGAGAGCCTGCACCTCACTTTTTGCGTCTGATATATTTGCATTTGCTGCACTGAAGCTATCCAATATTCTGTCAAGCTTGCCGTTCATTTCGACAAACCTAGCTTCCGTCCGGGCTTCAGTAGCTTCGAGCTTTAAATCGACATATTCTCGGTCTGACGCCATAGAGCTTGTGGCCCCAATTCTCCGCTCGCTTTCTTTGTCATCGAGCCGACGAAGCATGTCGGTCAACTTCTGCATCATAGCAGATTCTTGTGAGATAGGTATCACATTGTCATTCGGCATCTTTCAACACCCTATCAGCAATGCTGTGTAAAAAGTTATTTGAGTGACCGATCGAAATATTTATATACTCGCGCGCGACCTTAATATTCTCAAGCATTTCTGCTTGGTTCCCAATAGACATAGCCGCACCAACAGCCGCAATTATACTAGTCTGACACGTTCCAATCGACCGCAATAGAAAGATTATTTCCCCCACATTGAGTGTGACCTCAACATCTTTGTGGTCCATAAGCTTTATTACTTTGGCCGTATATTCTTCATCTTGCGAGTGTCGGCGGTCTGATTTGTCGCCGTCCATTTCAAATTCCTATCAGTTCAAGCCATGGAATCACCCGGTGCACCCGCACGACATCTGCCTCGTCGATCGGATCGAGCAGGCCTGACGGGTTATGCTGTTCGAGCTTCAGCTTGCCGGCACCACGGGCGACGAGACGCTTGACGAAGGCCGGCCCCGGCTCGCCGTCTCGCTCACCGCGGAGTTCGACCACGACGTAATCGCGCGGCTGCGGCCGGCGGTGCGGGTCCACGTAGATCGGCGTGCCGTCCTCGTAGGCGGGCGCAATGCTGTCGCCGACGAGGTAGACGACATAGACGTCCTTGCGGTTCGCGATGCCTGGCGGCCGCGGCGCATGATCTATGAGTTGCCCGTTGAAGCTGAAGTCGCCGCCATCGCCGCCGGAGCCGGTGCCGTAGACCGGGACGTTGCGCGGCCCCTTGAAAGCCGACACGTCGACAGCGGCTTGGTCCTGGTGCTCAACGACGTTGGTGACAGGTGTCGGCAGCGCCTCGCTATCAGCGGCGCCCTCGGAGACGTCTTGGTCGAGCAAGACCAGCTCGCCGTTTGTCAACGCGCCGAGATCGACCCTAAGGAGCCTTGCCAGTGCAGGCAGTCGGTCTCGGTCGGGGCCAGTGTCGCCACTTTCCCACTGGCCGACAGCCGGACGCGAGATCTTGAGCGCAGAGGCGATGTCGCCTTGCGTCAAGCCGCGAGCCTTGCGGGCCTCTCTGATCACTGGGCCGAGCGAATTAGCCATCGGGATCAATGATGTAAGCAAAGCTTGCAGCCCGCTAGGTAAGTTTCTCTGACGTTGCGCTTGCCTGTAAGGTAAGTTTGGCTTACCTTGGCTCCATGAGCGAAGTGGCACTCTCTCGCGCGATCAAGGAAGCCGGTGGGCCGAAAGCCCTCGGCGACGCGATCGGCATCTCGTCTCAGGCGATCAGTCAGTGGACTGAGTGCCCGCCCAGGCGCGTCCTGGCCGTCGAGGCAGCCTCCGGCGTCCCACGCCACGAGCTTCGGCCGGATCTATACCCGCCGCCCGGCGCCAGGATCATCGCGCTGCCTCTTAACGAGGCCGCGGCATGACCCACCGCTCCCTTCGTCTCTGCGCCATCCTCGGCACCACCGGCATGGCCCTGATGCTGTGCGCGCTGGCGGCGGTCGGCTCTGCCGTTTGGGATGCAGCCCGTCGCGGCGATCTGCCCATCATGCCGTGGAGCGCGTCGCGATGACCGCTCACTCCAGCATCTGTCGGACATCGGCGGCGAACTTCTCAGCGCGGTGCGGCAGAGCCTCCGCAATGGCTTCGAAGAACTGCGTTGCATTTGGCGTTGGGAACGGCGCGCCCGGAGGCACGTCGCTCAAGGTTCGTACGAACTCGTTCAAAATCGCGTGCTGCTCATCCTTCGGCAGCTTCCGCAGCATGTCGGCGAGCAACACGGCAATTGCCGCCCGCAGGACGCTGATCTCCGCTGTCGTTTCGACGGCAAAAACGCGTGTATGGTCGTCCATTCCCAGCTCCATCGGCTGTCTCGCAACTGCCGATGTAGGGCAGCACGGCCGGGCAACCCCCGCCCCCGCGGTCTCGCTCGGCCGTGCTCGCCCCCTTTCCCCAATCCTGCAGTCGCCCGGCCAGGCGGCTGTCGGATCGCGCCCGGTCCTCGTTTCTGTTCCCACTGCGTCTGGATCGGGCGCACCTCAGTTCAGCACCGCCAACATCGGCCGGGTGTCGATGACGCGGGCGACGACGTCGCGCGCCTCGAGCGCAGCTTCGGCCAGCGCCGGATCCACCTGCACCACGCCGAGCATCGCCTCGACCATGTGCCGGGTGAGTTCGTCGCCTGCGCCGTCGCCCCGTTCGACCTCGCGCCGCACCAGCCACGTCACCATGGCGTGCATCGCCAGGATGGTCGCGGCGCCGTCAGTCTCGGGTGTGTGCTCGTTCATCTCGATCTCCGTTTCGCGCTCCGGCGCGTCCGTTGCCCCTCAGGGGCTCCTCCCTGACTCCCGGGGCCTTCGTGCCCCGGGCCTTTCCTTCCAGCGCGTCCGCCCCTGCCGCCAAGCCCGTGGCGGTCGCGCGTCGAACCCTAGTGTTGCCTCCTCCGCCTCAAGTCTTCGTCCAGCGCCTCGCGCCTTCGAGATGCAATTCAGCATGTTGGAGTGCTCAGATGCGGACAGTTTTTGCCCGGAAACGGACAATGCAGACCGCTGCTAACCTCGCCAATCCGCTGGTCGATGCCCTGGTGCGCCACGCCGAGCGACGTACGGGCTCGCGGATGCTGGCCTACGAGGCTGTCGGCCGGACGATCGGCACGACCGCGTCCTGGGTGCGCAAGTTCGTCGGCAATCAGCCGGTCCGGCTGGATGCGGACACCTTCCTGCGCATCCGCGCGACCTACCAAGCCAACTGCGACCGCTGGGACGCCCAAGCGGACGAAGATCGAGCGGCGTTCTTCGCGCTCGGAGGGGGAGACGATGCAATGGATCAGGGCCCGGACGCGCGCCTGGATGTGGCGGAGGGCTCGCAAGCTGCGCGAGGCCGGCAGGCCGCTGCCCTGGTGGCTCCGCTGGTGGATCAGGGCGCGCAGTGACTGAGCCTGCGCGCCCGTCGCCGGACTGAGCAGCAACCGTATCCGCTGCCGGGCGGTCCCCGGCACCCCGAACGATGGAGGCGCCTGTGATCGCAGCGCGTGCAAGCAGCGTGTTGCCTGGACGTAAGCGCGCGCGCCTCAAGCCCGAGGAGCGCCCGGTCTACGCTCAACGCCGCATCGTCCCGTTGGTCGAGATCCGTTTTCCGCTGCCGCCGAGCACGAACAGCCTGTTCGCCAACGTCGTGGGCCGCGGTCGCGTGAAGACCCCGAAATACCGCGCATGGCGCCAGCAGGCCGCGCTCCTGATCGACGTGCAGCGCCCCGGCCGGATGGCCGGCCCTTGCGATGTCGTGATCTACCTGCCGCCCTTCAGCGGCGACATCGACAACCGGGTGAAGCCGTGCCTGGACGCGGCGGTCGAAGCGGGCGTGCTCGCTGACGACGGCCAGCGCTACGTGCGCCGCAAGACCGTCGAGGTCGACCGCTCCGCCACCGAGGTCCGCATGACCTTCTCCATGCCCTCCGTCGAAGAGCAGGACCGCGCCGAGATCGAGGTCCGCTCCCGCGAGGGCCAGAGCTGCGCGCACATCGCCGTCTCGCTCGGCCTCGACGAGGGCCACGTCCGCACCGTGCTCGCGGAGTGCGGTCGATGAAGGCCCGCGCCGCCGACACCTTCCCCGACACGCCCCGCAACCGCCGCGAGATCGCGGAGCGCTGGGCCAAGGGCCGCGACACCCTGACGATCGCCCAGGACATCGGCCTGCACGAGCATCAGGCCTGCCAGATCCTCGCCCGCCTTCAGGATGAGCGCCACGCCGCGCGCATCCAGGGAGGCGCCCGTGCCTGATCCTCACCTCGTCGGGAACGGCCGCTGGTGCTCGATCTGCTTTCCCAGCGGCGCCCCGCGCTCGTTCATCAATGCCCGCCGCATGCGCAAGGCCCGTCCCGGCTGCAATGAGTGCGCGGGCGCGGGCCGCATCCACTTCACCGCTGAGGAGATCGTCGCCTCGACGGTTGCCGAGGCGCGCGCCTGGAGGGCGCGGGCATGACCGTCACCGCCGACATTCTGCGCCGCCTCGGCAAGCTTCGGCTCGACCCAGAGGCTTTTGAGGAGGTGCTGTCGATCATCGCCGACCTGCAGTCGGTCGACGAGGCCCGTCGCGCCGGCCAGCGCGAGCGCACCGCCCGTCATCGTGCCGTGCGACGTGACGGTAACGTTACAGTCACGTCGCAGTCCCGTGACCCGAGCGTTACCGGGGCGGCCCCTAACGGCCCCTCCCCCTTGCCCCCCCAGACCCCCCCTATAACCCCCACCCCAAACACCACTTCCGATCCTGACGGATCGGCCTCGCCGAGCGGCGAGCCTCGGTCGGCCGAGATCATCGATCCCCGGAAAGACCTGTTCGACCGCGGCCTCGGCGCCATCCGCCGGATGACCGGCTGCGCCGAGCCCCGGTGCCGGACGCTGCTCGGCAAGTGGCTCCGCGATGCCGGCGACAGCGCCGTGGTCGTGATGGCCGCCATCGACACGACCGAGGCCGCCGAGACCGCCAACCCCATCCCCTACGTCGAGGCGATCATCGCCCGGGAGGCCAAGCGCAATGGCTCAGGATCTCACGACACGTTCGGCCGCGGCTCTGCCGGCAATCGATACGGCGGATCCAGCTTCGATGCTGTTGCTACCGGACTGGCTCGCGTCGCAGCTCGCCGCGGTCTCGGATCTGGGGGCCGGGCGAACGGAGGTGGATCCGGTCACGCGGCAGATCACGGCACGCGTCGCGACGATCCCGGCATCGAGGATGCCGACTGGTCCCCAGCGGACAGCGATAGCTCGGCGCATCGCCGACCTGCAGGCCGCCACTGAGGCCGGCCCGGTGGGAGAGACGATTGCCGCCCTGGGCGACCTCATTCAGGAATACGCGCCGACCCGGCTGGACGACCGCACCGTCAGCATCAAGGCCGAGGCGTATCTCGACGGCCTTGAGGATCTGCCCGCCTGGGCGATCCGGGCATCGATCCGGCGCTGGCGTCGCGGCGAGACCGGGCTCCCGCCCGAGGTGCACGACTTTGCGCCTAAGCCCGCGCGCCTGCGGGTGATCGCCGAGCGGATGGTGCTGGTTGCCCGCGGGCAGGCGGCCCGCCTCCAGCGCGTCCTCGACGCCAAGCCCGAGGAGCGGATCACCGACGCCCAGATGGCCGCGAACAGCGAGAAGCTGACGGGGCTGATCGCCAAGACGGCGGACGGGCCCGTGATCGAACCGCAGGGCGCCATCAGCGCAGAGCGGCGCGCGGCCCTGGCCGATCTGGAGGAGCGCCGGAAGCGGCGCGAGGCGGCGGAGCGCGAGGGCACGCCGGCGCAGGAGCAGGCGGAATGACCTGCGCGAGCTGTGGCGGCGATACCTGCGTGATCGAAAGCCGAACGTCTCGCCGAGATCAGCCCCGGCACGACCTTTGTGGCCTTGGAGGCGACCCAAGCCGTCCGCACGCGCCGGCTCGACCACTTCGACCTCCGCGCCGCCCCTTCTCCGCCAGGGCAACGAATGAAAAATGAGAACTTCGAAGGCGAATTACCGTTTTAATTCCAGACGGACAGCATTTCGGCAGCGCGTAGTCCGATCAGGAGACATTATGCCCAACGACAACGTCGAAAACATAGCCACGAATGGCGTCGACATCATCGACCTCACCACCGCCATCGTCGAGGCCTATGTTACGAATAATACCTTGCCGTCACGAAATCTTCCTGGATTGATTGCCGGTGTTCACGCTGCGCTTGCGGCCTTGGGCAATGCCGGCCCGGTTCCTCCCGCTGACGAAGAGGTCGAGAAGCCGACGCCCGCGCAGATCCGTAAGTCGATCACGCCGGATGCGATCACCAGCTTCGTCGACGGCCGCCCCTACAAGACGCTGAAGCGCCACCTCAGCGCCAACGGGCTCGACCCCCATGCGTATCGCCGGCGCTACGGCCTGCCGAGCGACTATCCCATGACGGCGACGAGCTACTCCGAGCGGCGATCAGCCCTCGCCAAGTCGAACAGGCTCGGACGTTCTTGAGGAGGACAACAGCAAGCTCCGGAAGCCGCTGAGAGACGGACGCTCCTCTCACCTGTTGCCATCACGGTCGGCGCCAATGTCCTGTTCGGACTGGCGCCGGACGCATCCAAATTCCTCTCGTAGCGTATCGAGGAACAGCCGCCATGCCACGAGGCCAGCTCGGCAAGGGCTACAACACCGCCCGGGCCACGCCCCAGCGCAACAGCACGATCGCCCAGGACGTGCCCCTGCCGCCCGAGCGTCGAAACAAGGTGCCGAACCTCTACGTCTCGGCCCTGAAGTGGTACGTCTGCACGACGGCGCCGAGCCGCGAGCTGTCGGCGGCGGCCAGCGTCCGGCATGCGACCTTGCGGGGGCGGCGCGAGGGCGAAACCCCGTTCGCCGCCTACGTCCCGTGCGAGTTCTTCTGGCACCGGGCCGTGCGCTCAAACCTGCGGGTGCCCCGCCGGGAGATCCAGCGGCCCATCCTGCGCCACTACATCCTTGTCGGCGTGCTGGGCGGCCTCTGTGACGACACCCTGGCAGCGCTGCGGGAGCGCGACCGCGAAGGCCGGAACGTGCACGGCCTACTTGGTATCCTCGGTGTCTCCGGTATCGGCCCGCGGCCCATGAACGGTGACGGGCTGCGGTGGCTCCGTACGCAGGGCGCAGACGAGATCGCGGGCGCCACGAATAGATCGGCCTCTGGCACCATCCAGCCGGGCGAGGACGTCCGGGCTGGCTCTGGTGTGTTCACTGGCTTCCTCGGCAAGTTCATCGGCACCGCCGAGGGCGGCACGGTTGGGGTCATCGCGTTGGACATGCGCAGCACAAGCTGCGAGGTGCGGCTGCCGATCGAGGATGTGCACAGGGCTGCGTAACTGCCGGCCGCCCCCTCAGTCTAAGCGTTTAGGGTCAAAACCCAGTCAGCTTGACCATGTGAGGGTCGGCTTGCGACCCTGAGCAGTCATCCAGGGGGTGACCAGCGAAGGACCGCTTGCAATGGCGTAGCGGTCCTTCAGGAGAGGTCCTCTCAGCGCCGATAGGCGGGCTTGGCTGTCCTGATGGGTTCTAAGGCTTCAGTGCCTGAGACGTTCCGGGAGGTTGCCCCATCGGTTTGGGACGGGGGCGGACTTAGCGCTCGTCTTGAGTATCTCATACGGGCCGAGGCCTGTTGGAACGTCAGACCTGCAGTGCATTACTTAGCCAATGTCCCATTCGATCAAGCTGTCTTGATCAGCTTCCGTATGATGCCGCGTGCTGCGATCCGATGTGGCACTCGAAGTGTGTCCTCGTCGTGCTGACGGCTAGTGACGTTGGTCCGGCAAGAGGGCGATATATCCAACGCGCGTCGTAGGGGATGGAAATTGTTCCTGAAGCCGCCTGAATGAGCGGGCAATTTCCGGGAGACGGTCATGGATGTCACCAGACGGATCTTCGCCGCAGGCGCTGTAACGCTTCAAAGATCAAGCATAACTTCGCGACGTGATACTTAGCCGTTGCCGAGTTCGCATGGTGGAGCGGCCTGAGCCCTCTAGTTGCATCAGGAGCCCACTCAATGTTTCGCTCCGCAAGCTTGGCGTTCATCGTTCTGACCACCTCAGCTGCGCTGGGCGGCGAGCTTCCGCGGTACAACATCGAAGCGATGTGTCGCGCAGCCCCGATCCTGGAAAGCGGTGCCCGAAACACGGACCAGAACTGCGTGAGGGACGAAACGCAGGCCCGCACGCAACTTGAGCGGCAGTGGGCCGGCTTCAACGCGCAACGCCGCAACGTCTGCGTCCAGGAAGCGAGCATCGGCGGACCACCAAGCTACGTCGCCCTGCTGACGTGCCTGCAATTGTAAGCCGGTTAACTTCTCCAGAGAGCGCACCACCAGGAGGAAGCATGTCATCCGGGCTCGTCGATGATCCCGATCTCGTAGCGAGCCCCGAGGATCGCCTGGGCATGCGCTGGATCCCCGGCGGAACGTTCCGCATGGGCTCGGACCGGCACTACCCAGAGGAGAGGCCCGTCCATCGCGTCACCGTCGGCGGCTTCTGGATGGATGTGACGCCAGTGACCAACCGCCAGTTCCGCGACTTCGTCCGGGCAACCGGGCACGTCACGTTTGCAGAGAGGAAGCCTGACCCGAAGGACTATCCAGGCGCCCTGCCGGACCTGCTCTATGCGGGCTCGCTTGTCTTCACGCCGCCGGACCATCCTGTCGACCTGCGACTCTGGGGCGAGTGGTGGACCTTGCTCAAGGGGGCCAACTGGCGGCGTCCCTATGGCCCAAAAAGCACCATCCACGGCCTCGATGACTATCCCGTCGTGCATGTGGCCTATGCCGACGCGCTTGCCTATGCGCGGTGGGCCGGCAAGGACCTTCCCACAGAAGCTGAGTGGGAATTCGCTGCCCGCGGTGGTCTCGACGGGGCGGAGTTCGCTTGGGGCGACGAGTTCACCCCGGGTGGTCGTCACATGGCCAATACCTGGCAGGGCCAGTTCCCCTGGCAGAACCTCGCACAGGACGGCTTTCAGCGCACCTCGCCGGTCAAGGCCTTCCCGCCAAACGGCTACGGCCTCCGTGACATGACCGGCAACGTCTGGGAGTGGACGAGCGACTTCTACGCGGACCGGCATCCGGCCGACGTGCCGAAGGCCTGCTGCATCCCAAAAGACCCGCGCGGGGGGCTGGAGGAGCGCAGCTACGACCCGTGTCAGCCGGACAGCAAGATCCCTCGCCGGGTTCTGAAGGGCGGCTCGCACCTGTGCGCGCCGAACTTCTGCAGCCGCTACCGACCGGCGGCACGCCTCCCCGAGCCAGTCGACACCTCGACGAGCCACGTCGGCTTCCGCTGCATCGTCAGGGAAAGGAGCGTTCCATGACTCATGATAAAGCCCTTACCCCGCCTCCGCGGGCCCGACGCCGCCTTCGGTCCATGTGGGCGGCGCTGATCGGGGCCACGGCCCTGAACACGATGACGCCGGCCGTGCCGACCTTCGCCCAGGCGCCGCAGCAGCAGAAGCCCAACATCCTCTTCATCGTTTCCGACGATACCGGCTACGGGGACTTGGGTCCTTACGGCGGCGGTCCGGGCCGCGGCATGCCGACACCCAACATCGACCGCCTCGCGGACGACGGCATGACCTTCTTCTCGTTCTACGCCCAACCCAGCTGCACCCCGGGCAGGGCCGCGATGCAGACCGGGCGGATCCCGAACCGGAGCGGCATGACCACGGTCGCGTTCCAAGGCCAGGGCGGCGGCCTACCAGCAGCCGAATGGACGATCGCCTCGGTGCTGAAGCAGGGCGGCTACAAGACCTATTTCACGGGCAAGTGGCACCTCGGCGAGGCGGACTACGCGCTGCCGAACGCGCAGGGCTACGACGTCATGCAGTACTGCGGCCTCTACCACCTCAACGCCTACACCTACGCCGATCCGACTTGGTTCCCCGACATGGATCCCGAGCTCAGGGCCATGTTCCAGAAGGTCACCCGGGGGGCCTTGTCCGGCAAGGCTGGCGAGAAGGCGGTCGAGGAGTTCAAGGTCAACGGCCAGTACGTGAACACCCCCGTCGTGGACGGCAAGGAGGGCGTGGTCGGCATCCCGTTCTTCGACAGCTACGTGGAGAAGGCCGCCCTCGGCTTCCTCGATGACGCCGCGAAGGGGGGCGCGCCCTTCTACATCAACGTCAACTTCATGAAGGTGCACCAGCCGAACATGCCGGCCCCGGAGTTCGAGCACAAATCGCTCTCGAAGAGCAAGTACGCCGACTCGGTCGTGGAGCTCGACGCCCGCATCGGCCGCATCATGGACAAGCTGCGCTCGCTCGGGCTCGATAAGAATACCCTCGTCTTCTACACGACCGACAACGGCGCTTGGCAGGACGTGTACCCCGACGCGGGCTACACCCCGTTCCGCGGCACCAAGGGCACCGTCCGCGAGGGCGGCAACCGGGTGCCGGCGATCGCAGTCTGGCCGGACAAGATCAAGCCGAGGACGAAGAACCACGACGTCGTCGGCGGCCTAGACCTGATGGCCACATTCGCGTCCGTTGCGGGCCTGAAGCTGCCGGAGAAGGATCGCGAGGGTCAGCCGATGACCTTCGACAGCTACGACATGTCGCCGGTGCTCCTCGGGACGGGCAAGTCCGAGCGGAAGGCGTGGTTCTACTTCACCGAGGACGAGCTGACACCGGGCGCCGTGCGGGTCGGCAACTACAAGGCCGTGTTCAACCTGCGCGGCGACGACGGCGCCGTCACAGGCGGCCTCGCTGTTGACACCAACCTCGGATGGAAGGGATCCAGCAAGTACGTCGCGACCGTCCCGCAGGTATTCGACCTCTGGCAGGATCCGCAAGAGCGTTATGACATCTTCATGAACAACTACACCGAGCGCACTTGGACCATGGTGACGATGAGCGATGCCGTAAAGAGCTTGATGAAGACCTACGCGCAGTTCCCGCCGCGCAAGCTGCAGAGCGAGGTCTACACCGGCCCCGTCACGATCTCGCAGTACGAGCGGCTGCAAAGCGTGCGCGAGCGGCTCGCAAAGGAGGGCATCACCCTGCCGCTGCCCACGGGCCAGTAAGGCTGCCAAGGAGCCCGGTGGCGGACGGCCCCCGGGGCTCCCGTCGCCTCCGATGCGAGAGAGACCATGATGACCCTGCGTCCGTCCCGCTTCTGGGCCCACGCGCTGGCCGCGGCCTGGATCTCGACCGCCACCGCGCAGACTGACCCGCTGCCGTCCTGGAATGGTGGGCCGGCCAAGCAGGCCATTGTCGCGTTCGTGACCGACGTGACCCGCGAGGGCTCGCCGGACTTCATCCCAACCCCAGAGCGGGTCGCGACCTTCGACAACGACGGGACGCTGTGGATCGAGCAGCCAATCTACGTCGAGTTCGCCTTCGCGCTCGCCCGGGTCAAGGAATTGGCCCCACTGCACCCGGAGTGGAGAGACACGCAGCCCTTCAAGGCCGTCCTCGACGGCGACCTGGCGGCGCTCGCCGCAGCCGGCGAGCAGGGCGCGGCCGAGATCGTCGCCGTGACACATGCAGGCATGACGCCGGAGGCGTTCCGAGAGATCGTCCGGGATTGGCTCGCGACGGCACGGCATCCGCGCTTCGATCGCCCCTACGAAGAACTCGTCTACCAACCCATGCTGGAGGTGCTCGCATACATGCGCGCCAACGGCTTCAAGACGTTCATCGTCTCGGGCGGCGGCATCGAGTTCGTGCGGGCCTTCGCAGAAAAGTGCTACGGCATCCCGCCCGAGCAGGTCGTGGGCTCCAGCATCGTCACGAAGTTCGAGACGCGTGACGGTCGCCCCGTCCTGATCCGGCTGCCCAAGGTGAACTTCATCGATGACGGGGCCGGCAAGCCGGTCGGCATTGAAGAGCACATCGGGCGCCGGCCAGTCGCCGCGTTCGGCAACTCCGACGGCGACCTCCAGATGCTGCAATGGACCACCGAGGCAAGCGGGCGCCGCCTCGGCGTCGTGGTGCACCACACCGATGCGGCGCGCGAATACGCCTACGATCGGCAATCCAAGGTCGGCCGCCTAGACAAAGCGCTGGGGGCCGCGGCCACGGATCGCTGGACGGTGATCGATTTGAAGCGGGACTGGAAGACGGTCTTCCCGTTCGAGCGGAGCCTTGTGGCTCATCCGCCCATCAAGCCCGGTATGCCCGATCCGTGATGTTCAACTGAGAGGCGGCGAGATCCATAAGGCCGCTTCTCGAACCGAGTGGCTCCATAACGCCCAATCACCGAATGTCCGCTCTCAGAGGAGAAGTAGCCTCTTGCGATGGCTTGGTTGAATGCGCGCTTTCCACCCTCAGCGGCCCTTCACTGCCCGCTGGTACGCCGTCGGGGTCAGCGAGAATGTGCACAGAGCTGGACGATGCCTATCGCGCCGTTGACTTAGGATAGGCAGACGCTATTGTTGCGCCTGCGCCAGTCGACGAAGAATATGCACGGGCTGGGCGCGAGAACGGACGTGAGGCCGCCATAGGCCCTGCCGCTTCTCACGATTGGAAAGATGCGCCCCGTGCGGATGGCCCGCTGCGGGGCTTTTCTCATCCGATCGGTTAGCGGCCCGATCCGCCACCGCCGCCGGTGCTCGTGTTTCCGCCGCCAGCGTTGCTTGGATTTCCACCGCGTCCGCCACTGTCCTGGGCCAGAGCGGAACCGGTTATGAGGGCGATCGCTAGCGCTGCCGTGATAATCTTCGTCATGTGCTGCTCCGTCTATCACGGCTCCTCTGGCCGCATTCCCAAGCAACTAGACCGACATCCTGCTGTTCCGAATGCCCCGCTTGGGGACTGAAGGCATCGTGTCGACGGTCGGGCACATCGCCCGCTTCTGCCCTGAGACCCCGGGGGACCCTGGCAGCCTCAAACCTATACGGGTGGTCGGGGCCCCCAGCTTTCCTAGCGCCAGGGTCGTGGAGCCCGGTAACGCGGTGACGGGTAACAGCGCCCATGGCAGAAACGAGCGGGGCAAAATTCCTCAGCCAAGCCGAGTTCGCCCGTCATCGCGGCGTCTCGCGCAAGGCCGTAACCACTTGGAAGCAGAAGGGCTTACTCGTTCTCGACGGCACCGGCCGCGTTGATGTGGAAGCCACCGAGTGGAACCTCGACCAGCGGCCAACGACCTATCGAGGCGGTGTTACCCATCGGCCCGTGCGGGCGCAGGACGGTAACAACGCCTCCCATGCCGAGGCTGCGCTGAAGCCGGCGCCGAAACCCGCTCCCGAGCCACAGCCGCGACCGGCGCCTCTCGATGGCGACGGCGGCCAGGAAGATACCTTCGACCCCGACGACCCGAACCTGCCGACGGCCATTGCGGTCCGGCGCAAGGAGAACTGGCTCGGCCTCCACCGGAAGCAGATCGTCGAGCGGGACGGCAGCAAGCTCGTTGATCGGCCCGCGGCCGAGTCAGCGTTCTTCGAGGAAGGCCGGGCGCTCCGTGATGCCTGGCTGGCGTGGCCGGCCCGAGTCGCGATCGAGATGGCCGACGAGCTCAAGATCGAACCGAGGCAGCTGACGCCGGTCCTGACCGCCTATGTCAAAAAGCACCTCACCGAACTCGGTGAGCCCTCCGCCGGCGAGTTCGGCTGACACCGCGAGCCTGCGCAGCGCGTGGCGACGCGGGCTGACCCCTCCTCCGGATCTCGACGTGGTGCAGTGGGCGGAGCGGTATCGCCGGCTGAGCAAGGAGAGTTCGAACGGCGGCCGGTTCATCGCCTCGCGTGTCGAGGTGGCGCGCGGGCCCATGCTCTGGGCGACTGAGCCGGGCGTCAGCAAGATCACGCTGATGGCCTGCACGCAGTTGCTGAAGACGACCTGCATCGAGAACATCGCGGGCCGCTTCATCCACGTCGAGCCGTGCCCGATCCTCGGCGTGTTCCCGAAGGACGACGCGGCCGAGACCTTCTCGAAGGACCGGCTCGCGCCCATGATCCGCGACACGCGGGTGCTGCGCGATCTGTTCGGGGGCGCCAAGTCGCGGGACTCGGGCGCGACCCTGACGCACAAGCAATTCCCCGGTGGCCACATCACCCTCGTGGGCGCCAACAGCCCGACCAACCTCGCCATGCGGCCGATCCGGCTGCTGGTCTGCGACGAGATCGACAAATACCCGCTTTCGGCCGGCGGCGAGGGCTCGCCGATCGATCTGGCCGAGGAGCGGCAGGCCGAGTTCAAGGCCAACAGCCTGACGGTCGTGGCCTGCTCTCCAACGATTGCGGGCCGCTCGGCGATCGAGGCGAGCTACGACGAGAGCGACCAGCGCAAGCCCTTCGTCTGCTGCCCGCACTGCTCGGCTTGGCAGTCGATGGAGTGGGAGCAAGTCCGCTTCGACAAGGCCGAGGGCGGCAAGATCATCGCCGCCTCAGCGCGGTACGAGTGCGTCAGCTGCGAGCAGCCCTGGACCGAGGCGCAGCGCCTCGTCGCACTCCGCAAGATCGAATGGCGGCAGACCGCCTCGTTCACCTGCTGCGGCGAAAACCAAGTGCCCGAGCAATGGGCGCCCGAGGCGCACGGCGTGCGGCGGGCCCTCTGCCGATCCTGCGGCTGTGAGGCCGTCCCGAACGACCACGCGGGCGGGCAGGCCTCCAAACTCTACGCGCCGAAGCAGACCATCAAGGAGACGGTCGCGAAGTTCGCGCGGGCGCTGCGACGGGGGCCGGAGGCGTTGCGGACGTTCTTCAACACGCAGCTCGCCCGGACATGGAAGGAAGGGGCGGACGCCCCGGAGTGGCAGGACGTCTATTCACGGCGCGACGACTACCTGACGGGCACGGTCCCGTCCGGCGCGCTGATCCTGTTCGCGGGCGCAGACGTGCAGAAGGACCGCCTCGAGGTCACAGTCTGGGGCTTCGGCCGCAACCGCGAGCGCTGGCTGATCGAGCACCGGGTGCTGACAGGCGACACGAGCCGGTCCGAAGTCTGGGCCGAGCTTGAGGCCATGTTCAGCGAGACCTGGGAGCACGCCGGCGGCTCCGAGATGATGGTGCGGGACTGGGGCATCGACTCCAGCGCCTTCACTGCCGAGGTCTACGCCTTCGTCCGGTCCCAGGCCGGGCGCGGCAACGTCCACGCGATCGACGGCCAGGATAGCTACTCGGGGGCCTTCCTCGGCCTCGGCAACAAGGACTCGACCGCCAAGGGCAAGAAGCTGCGGCGCGGGCTGAAGACGGTCCGGGTCGGCGCCTCGTTCGCCAAGCAGGAACTGATGGGCTGCCTCGGCTTGCAGCGCCCCTCGGGCGAGGCGCCGTTCCCAGCCGGCTTCGTCCACCTGCCGCGAGACATTCCCGAGGATGGTGTCCGGCAGCTGACCGCCGAGGAGTTGGTGGTGAGCGTCAGCCGAGGCCGGACCCGGCGCGAGTGGGTGCCGATCGGCGGACGCCGCAACGAGTGGCTGGACTGCGCGAACTACGCCCGCGGGCTCGCGGCGATGCGCGGCTGGGACCGCTGGCGCGAGACCCACTGGCGCGGCCTGGAGGATGCCCTCGGCATCCAGCGGACCACGATCGCACCGGCGGCAGAGATCACGACCCCGGCCGTCGCCGCGGGCTCGCTCGCCGACCGGAACCTGAAACGCATGGCCCCGCGCAGCCGGGTCCGCAGCCGGACGAGGTAGAGCATGGCAGACGACCCTGCCCGCGATCTCGCGCGGCTCCGTACCCAAGCCTCAAAGCTTCGCGACGCCATGGCGTCCGGCATCCTCACGGTTGAGGGCGCCGACGGCACTGGTCGCGTGACGTACCGGAGCTATGCCGAGATGCGCCTCGCACTCGGCGACCTGAACCAGCAGATCAACGCCCTCGACGCGCCGGTAGGCGGTGGCATCCCCCGCCGCCGCACGCGGCAGGTCGTGATGACGGGCCGCAGCGGGTGGTAGGCGTGCGCGGATACGGCACCGGCTACCGCAACGTCAGCGTCACCCTGAAGGGCAGCAACGCCCCGGTGCCGCTTGCGATGAGTCTGTCGGGCGAGGGCAGCGGCACCTCGGCCGAGGCCGGACCTTACGACGTCGCCGGCGGTGTCGGGCGGCGTTCGCGGTCGTGGCGCGTTGGTAGCTGGGGGCCGAACGCCGCCATTACCTACGCGCTCGACGAGCTGCGCCGGAAGTCGCGCGATCAGGCCCGCAAGAACCCCTATGCCGGCGCAGCGGTCGACAAGCTCGTCTCAAACATCATCGGCACGGGCATCACGCCGCGCTCCATCGCCAAGCGCCCGACCGACGGCCTGTCTCCGGAAGAGGCGAAGCGGATCAAGCGCGAGGATGCGGCCTTCCGTGCCGAGATCCAGCGGCTGTTTCTCGCTTGGACCGACGAGGCCGACTCTGTCGGCGCCCACGACTTCTACGGCCTTCAGGCAATCGCCGTCCGCGGCATGATTGAGGGCGGTGAGACCTTCGTCCGCCTGCGCACCCGGCGCGCCTCCGATGGCCTCACCGTGCCGCTCCAGCTTCAGGCAATCGAGGGCGACCACTGCGACCACCTGAAGACGGATGCGAGCAATCGCATCCGTCAGGGCATCCAATACGACGAGATCGGCCGGCGGATCGGCTACTGGCTCCGCCGCGAGCATCCCGGCGACGCCATCATCACACCGACCGGGATGGAGGAAAAGCTCGTCCCGGCCGCCGACGTCTGCCACCTCTACCGGGCGATGCGGCCCGGGCAGGACCGCGGCGAGCCCTGGCTCGCTCGGGCGCTGCGCACCCTCTACGACCTCGACGGCTACCTCGACGCCGAACTCGTCCGGAAGAAGAACGCGGCCCGCTTCGTCGGCTTCATCAAGCGCATCCTCGAGGATGGCGCCGACGGCGCGCTCGGTGGCGGGCCGCTCGGCACCGATGCGCCCGATGACGACGGCGCGGCCGGCCTCGACCTTGAGCCCGGTACGCTGCAGGTCCTGGCCGACGGCGAAGACGTCACCATGACCAACCCGCCGGACAGCGGGCCGAACTTCGACGCCTACCTGCGCACGGCGCTGCGCGGCGTCGCGGTGGCCGCGGGCGTCCTCTACGAGGAGCTGAGCGGCGACTACGGCCAACTGAACGATCGGACGCTGCGCGCCGCGCTGAACACATTCCGCCGCTCGGTAGAGATGTGGCAGCATCATCTGGTGGTCTACCAACTGTGCCGGCCGGTCTGGCGCCGCTGGGTCGACCTCGCCCTGCTCTCCGGTGCGCTGAAGCTGCCCGAGGGCATGCGCCGCGAGGACGTCTACGCGGTGAACTGGATCCCGCAGGCGTGGCCGTACATCCACCCTGTGCAGGACGTCGAGAGCAAGACGAAGGAGATCCAGGCGGGTCTGTCCTCGCGCAGCCGGAAAGTTGCCGAGGGCGGCTACGACGCCGAGGAGATCGACGCCGAGAACGCGGCCGACAACACGCGGGCCGACGATCTGGGCCTTGCCTACACCAGCGATGGGCGCAGCGCGGTGGACCCCGCGCCGACTGAGCGACCCGACGAAGACCCCACGCCGAACACCTGACAGGAGCCGCCATGACCGTGCTGGTCAATGGAAGCGAGATCGTGCTCTCCGGCACGGTCGGCGATCTCTATTGGGACGAGTGCTTCACTGCCTCGGACGTCATCCTCGCGCTGGCCCAGGTCGGGCGCGGGCAGGACGTCACCATCCGCCTCAACAGCGGCGGCGGCATCGCCACCGAGGGCGCGGCGATCCACTCCGCCATCGCCGCCCATGGCGGTCGCAAGACCATCGTCGTCGAGGGTATCGCCGCATCGGCCGCCTCCGTGATCGCGATGGCCGGCGACGACGTAGTGATGTCGCCCGGTGCCCTGATGATGGTGCACGACCCCTCGGGCTTCACCTTCGGCACGGTCGATGACCACGAGAAGCAGATCACGGCGCTGACCGCGCTCGCGACCGCGATGGCCGGCATCTACGCCGAGAAGACCGGCAAGGGTGTGGGCGAGGTCCGCGCCGACATGCGCGCCGAGATCTGGATGACGCCCGAGGAGGCGGTCTCCGGCGGCTACGCCGACCGCGTGCTGACCCGGGCCTCCGGGGCTGATCCCGAGCCCCAGCCGACGGCCTTTGACTACCGCCTCTTCGAACATCCGCCGGAGCGCCTGGTCGCCCTGTCGGACCGGCGTGCGTGGACCAACCGCGCCCGCTCCACCGCGGCGGCGCCCGCCGCCTCACCCCGCCAGCAGGAGAAACCCATGGCGAATGACAAGGCGGGCAGCGAGCCCGCAACCATCACCTTCACCCAGGCGCAGATGGACGAGGCCGTCAGCCGAGCGACCGCGACGAGCGTTCCGCGCTCTGACGCCTCCGCCATCGCCAAGGCGTGTGTCGACGGCGGCGTGCCTGCCATGGCCGCAAGCCTTCTGGCCGGAGGCGTCAGCCTCGCCGAGGCGAAGACCCGCATCTGCGCCGCCGGCGAGGTCAAGAACCTCGTGGCGCTGGCCCGCCGCAAGGACCCGAACATCCCCGAAGATCTCGCGGCGACCATGCTCGCCGACGGCAAGACCGTGGAGCAGGCACGCGCCGCGCTCTTCGACAAGCTCGTGGCGGCCGAGGAGCAGACCTCGATCGCGTCCCACGTCCCCGCCGGTGACGAAGTCCGGGGGGCGCCCAAGCCCGTCGATCTCGTCGCCGACATGAAGCGCCGACACGGCATCACGGCCTGAGGATCGCTCGATGGCCCCCAAGACGCTCACCTACAAGACTGACTCCGACGTCGTGAAGAACGAGGGTCGGAACCGCATCAGCCGCGACGAGGGCGTGCTCGCCACCGGTAGCGGCATCCTGCGACCGGGCGTCGTGCTCGGTCGCATCACGGCATCCAGCAAGCTCGTCCCGCTCGCTCCTGCGGCCAGCGACGGCTCGCAGAACGCCGCCGCCGTGCTCCTCGAGAACGTCGACACGACGGCCGCCGATCAGCGCGTCGTCGTCCTCGCCCGCCACGCCGAGGTGGTCATCCAGTCTCTGGAATGGCCCGCCGGCATCAACGCAACCCAGCAGGCGGCTGCCCTGGCCGCTCTCGAAGCCAAGGGCGTCGTCGCCCGCAATGGGGTCTGACCAATGGCAACGCCGCTCGACCTTCTCGACGCTCCCGAGTTCGCCGACGACCGGCTGACCGAGAGCATCAACATCCCGCCCTACGCGACCGGGCGCCCGGCGCAGCTCGGCATCTTCACCGACACGCCGATCAACACCACCTACGCCCGCATCGCTATCGAGGAAGGGGAGATCACCATCATCCCCGACCGCGAGCGCGGCGGGCCGGGCAACAAGAACCTCGGCACGGATCGGCAGGAGACGCTGGTCCGCATCCCGCACTTCCCGCTCGACGACGCGATCACCCCGTCCGACCTTCAGAACCTGATGGTCTACGGCGGCGGCTACGTGATGCAGACGTTGGCGAACGTCTACAACCGCAAGCTGGAGGCGATCCGCGCCAAGCACGACGCAACCCACCATCACCTCGACTGGGGTGCCCTGCATGGGCTGGTGACCAGCGCGTCGGGCCGCGTGCTGTGCGACCTGTTCGAGACGTTTGGTATCACGCAGAGCGTGGTCGACTTCGACCTCGACAATGCTTCTACCGACGTGGCGGCGAAGAACCGTGCGCTGAAGGCCATCATCCGCAAGGCGCTGCGTGGCCAGCCGGCCAGCGGTGTCCGCGTCCTGGCCGGCGCCGGCTTCTTCGACCGATACGTCGGGCACACCAGCGTCAAGGATGCCCTGAAGTCCTACGCGGGTCCGACCGTGAACCCGGCTCGTGAAGACGTTTCCGACAGCTTCACCTTCGCCGGTCTGACCGTCGAGCGCATCGACGAGGATTTCCGCTACCGCCAGCCGGACGGAACCTTCGTCACGCGCGAGGCAGTCGGCGACGACGAGGCGATCGCGATCCCGCTCGGGACGCCGCTGTTCAAGCGCTACGTGGCGCCTCCGGACAGCATTCAGGAGGCGAACATCCCGCCCGCCGCCAAGGTGTTCGTCTCCACGGACCTGCTGCCCCACGGCAAGGGTCAGGAGATCCACACCGAGTCGAACGTGCTTCCGATCTGTCTGCGCCCGGACGTGATCGTGAAGCTCACCCGCACCTGAGGGAGGCTCGCATGCACGTCCGCATCAAGAGGTCCTACGACTTCACCAACGACCGCGGCGAGAAGATCACCGCGCCCCGTGGCTGGATCGGCGATCTGCCGGACCGGCACGCGGAGGCGGCGATCAAGTCCGGCCATGCCGTTCCCGGCAATCCTCAGGCGCTGCCCGAGGGCGATCCGGAGCCCGACCCTGATGGGCTCGACGCGAAGACCAAGGCCGAGCTGGAAGCTCTGGCCAAGGAGCGCAGCCTCGACGTCTCGGCGGCCAAGACTAAGGCCGACCTGATCGAGGCGCTGCGCAAGGCGTGAACGCCTTCACCATCATGGTCGACGCTCAGTTCGAGGATCCGAACCTCGGGCTGGATGCGATCTGGCGCGCGGGCGGTGCCGAGACCGGCCTGCCCGTGCGCGTTCGTCGGCGCTCGCCCGAGGCGATCATCGGCGCGGCCGGCAACCAGTTCGATCTCGACGCCATGCTGATCGACGTGCGCCTCTCCGAGGTGGCGGAACCGGGAGAAGGCGACGCAATCGACCTCCTCGACGAGAGCGGCGAGATCACCGAGACGGTGCAGGTCATCGGCCTCGCCAAGATCGACACACGCCGGCTGGTGCGCACCTGCGAGGTGGCGCCCGTGCTGCCGGACGATCCCGACGAGGACGAAGAGCCGTGAGGTTCAAGGCGACCCCTGCCGATCCGCGGGCGGCGCTGAAGGGCACGGAGGAACAAGTCGCACGCTCGGTCACCGCCGGCATGCGCGAGATTACGGAGGGCCTGAAGGAGGATCTGCGCGCTGACGTGCGCGAGTCCGGCCTCGGCCAACGCCTCGCCAACACATGGCGCGGCCAGACATTCCCGCGGACGGGCGAGAGCGCGGAGGCTGCGGCCTACGTCTCGACCAACGCCCCGAAGCTCATCGATGCCTTCGACCGCGGTGTCACCATCACCGCGCAGGGCCGAAAGTACCTCGCGATCCCGACCCCAGATGCGGGTGTGCGGCAGATTTCGCGGCGGCGCTCCAAGGGCTCGACCGGCAACACGCTGTCGCCTGCCTCCTGGGAGCGCGAGACCGGCGTGAAGCTGCGCTTCGTCCCGAGCAAGTCCGGCGGCGTGCTCGTTGCCGATGCCTTCTACCGGCGACAGGCGGCGCGCTACCAGGGCCGCAAGTCCTTCCGCGCGATCAAGGAGGCCGGACCCGACAAGGGCCGGTCCTTCGTCGTGATCTTCGTGCTGGTGAAGCAGGTGAAGCTGCGCAAGCGCCTCGACATCGCCACGACCGCCAAGCGCTGGGCCGACCGGGTGCCGGGCGCCATCGCCGCAAATTGGGTAGCCTGATGCCGAGCAAGCGCGAGCAGGTGATCGAGGCCGTGGCTGCCCTCGTGAAAGCCGCACTGCCGAAGGCGGCGCACTACCGCAACGAGGTCAAGCAGCGGACCATTCCGGCCAACGGCTACGTCAACGTTGATGACGGCGACCCGGGCGACCCCGAGGTGACGCTGAACCCGACGACGTGGATCTACGAACACGAGCTGCCCGTCGAAGTCGCGGCGAACGCCTACGGCACCAAGACCGCCGAGCAACGCCTCGACGCCATGCTGCAGGCCATCGGCACCGCTGTCGCGGACGACCGGACCCTCGGCGGCCTCTGCGACTACTTGCAGGTCAACGCCGCCGCCACCGAGCCCCTGACCGCTGAGGGCGCCAAGGTCTCCCGCCTCGCCGTCGTCGCCATCGTCGCCGTCTACGGCACGACCGACCCCCTGAACTGAACCACCCCGCCAGGAGAGAGACCCATGGCCCGAGCTCGCGGCGCGAACGCCATCATGGCGGCTTCGTTCGAGACCACCTACGGCACCCCGCCCAGCACCGGATACCGGAAGCTGCCCTTCGTCTCGTCGAACCTCGGCGAGGAGCAGGGGCTCATCCCGTCCGACCTGCTCGGCTACGGTCGCGAGGCCCTGCCGCCCTCGCGCGACGTCATCAACAACGACGGCGACGTGGTCGTGCCGATCGATCTGCGCAACTTCGGCAATTGGCTGAAGCTGTTCATGGGCCAGCCCACCACCACGACGGTTGGCGGCGCGCAGGAGCACGTCTTCTCTTCGGGCGCCATCAGCCTGCCGTCGTGCACGGTCGAGATCGGTCTACCGGAGGTGCCCAGCTACGGCCAGAACTTCGGCGTCCGCGGCAACACCATGCGGGTGCAGATGCAGCGCTCCGGCCTGCTCACCGCGACCCTCGGGCTGATCGCGCAGGGCGAGAACAAGCTCACCGCCTCCGCTGCCGGTACGCCGGCTGAGGCGTCGATCGAGCGGTTCTCCCCGTTCCAGGGCGCGATCACCCGCGCAGGCGTGGCGCTGGCCTCGGTCACTTCGGCCGACTTCACCTACTCGAACCAGTTGGAGAAGGTGGAGACCATCCGCGGTGATGGTCGGATCGAGGACGCTGACCCCGGTATGGTGATGATGTCCGGGTCGATCACCACTCGGTTCCGCGACACCGCGCTGCTGGATCAGGCGACGGCCGGCGATCCGGTCGCGCTCACCTTCGGCTGGATCACCGACGCCGCGCGCTCGCTCGTGTTCGAGGTGCCGGCTGTCTACCTGCCGCGCGCCAAGACACCGGTAACGGGCCCGAACGGCGTCCAGGCCACCTTCAACTGGCAGGCGGCCAAGGACAGCGTGTCCGGCAAGACCGTCATCGCCACCCTGCGCAACAACGTAACGACGTACTGAGGCGGGCCAACGGCGCCCGCCTACCCCTTTCCGTTCGATTTGGAGACGCACCGGATCCCCACAGGGTATCCGACAGAGGGAAGCCCCTCCTTGGTGCCTCGATCGACCATGTCTGTTGCGAGCGCCTTCATCTCGGCTTGAGCAGCCTCACAAGCGTCTCGCGACGGAAACTCCTGACTGCCGGATGTCAATCCGCCGGTCGAAGAGATCAAAATCCAGAGCATCACGTAGGGCATCGCGGCAATCAGCACGCCGAGCCCCGTTCGATCAAGCCACCACCAGGGATCCTCGCATGCTCAGACTGCCAGTTCCGGCGGACGAATTGTCGTGGCTCGACCTGCTGCCCGGCGTCCGCGTCAGGGTCCGATCCGCGACGCCCGCTGCCATGATCGCTGCCCGCGCCGAGGCCGGGCAGGCATACCGTCCGGAGAATGCGCCCGAGGGCGAGGAGGCCCCCGACAACCGCCGCTGGAATGCGGCCGAACTGCTCGTGCGGGCCCTGGCTCGATACGCGATCGTCGAGTGGGAGGGAGTCGGCAGCGCCGAGGGGGAGCCAGTCCCTGTGACGCCCGCGAACGTGGACGGCCTGATGAAGGTCTGGCGCGCGTTCGACGCCTTCGACCGCCTCTACGTCATGCCGGTCCTTGCTGAGGGCGAGGAAAAAAACGGCTGATCGCCCTCGCGAAGTGGCACTTTGGCGGGGGCGCCGACTACTGCCGTGCCTGCGAGGATGTCTGCGAGGGCTGTCCATACACCGAGCACGGGCCACAGACCGCGGCCGGGCACGTCGCCTGGGCGGTCGTCGAGCGATGCGGCGGTCAGGTCCGAACGCATTTCGGCGGGGTCTACGGTCTCGACTTCACGGCCATCCTGATGATGGCCGCCGCGATGGGCGCGCCAAGCGCGCTGCTCTCCGAGATCCTTCCGGCGATCGAGCCGGTTGTCGTGGCTGCGTATCGCGAGGGCACTGAGAATGCCGACTAACATCGCCGTTCGCATCCAGGCCGAGGGCGGCGCCGAACTGCGGCGCACCTTTGAGGAAGCTGGCCGAGCCGGGCAGGACGCCTTTCGGCAGGTCGGCACGGCCGCCGATCAGGCGGGCGCCGCCACCGATCGCCTGACGCAGAAGGCGCGGGACGCCGCAGGCGCAGCGCAGCGGACGGCATCGGCCCCCTCTGCGGGTCAGCCGATCGCTGGCGCCGCTACGATGCGCGAAGTCGAGCGGGTTCGCTCCCGTCTCGACGAAGAGTATCGCAACGCCCGGCAACTCGACCGCGATCTCGGCGTCATCGAGCGCGGCACGGCCTCCGGCAGCCTGTCGGCGGATTACGCGGCGCGGCTGCGTGGTTTGGCCGAGACACGCTATGGCGGGCCCGGCAACGACAACAGCCCGACGCGGCGCGGGCTCGATGCCTACCAGCGCCGGGACCTGATGTATCAGGGTGGCGATGTCGTCGCGTCGCTGGGGTCGGGCGCAGGCATCGGCACCGTCGCGTTCCAGCAGGGACCGCAGATCCTGCAGGGTCTCGCCGGTGGCGAGGGCGGACTGTCCGGCGGCCTGAAGGCGCTGGGCCAGAGCGCGCTCAGCCTCGTCACGCCGCTGACCGTCACCGCAACGGCGGTTACGGCCCTCGGCGGCGCCTTCCTCTACGCTAGCAATCAGGCCGACAAGGACCGAGAGGTTCTTGAGCGGGCGACGCAGGGCATCGGTCGGATGACCGGCGCCACGGCAGGCCAACTCGACGCGCTCGCGAAGGCGAATGCGGAGGCCGGTAAGGTCTCGACTTCGACCGCTCGTGAGATCGTCGCCGGCTACGCCTCGACTGGCCAGATCGCGCTCCCCGTGATTGCGGACCTGACGCGCGTGACGTCCGACTATGCACGTCTGCTTCAGATCGACGTGGCGGCGGCGACCTCCGACCTCGCCCGCATGTTCGCCGATCCGGCTGCGGGCGCGGACGAACTGGCGAAGCGCATCGGTGGCCTCGACGACCGCACCCGGCAGTTCATCCAGACGCAGATGGAGCAAGGCGACCGCTCCGGCGCACAGGCGACGGCGGCCGACTATCTGCGCAGTACGATCGAGGCGAACACGAGCGCCACGACGGGCTGGGCCGCTGCTTGGGATCGAGCAAAGGCCGCCGCAGACGGGTATTGGGAAGCCGCGAAGCGCATCGCCGGCATCAAGCTCGGCATCGTGCCGGAGGGGGCGCAGGAGGCGGTCGACCGGCTCAACAAGGAGATCGAGAAGACCAATCAGATCCGGCAATTCAGTGGTCTTCAGCCTCTCGGCCTAGGCGACAAGTCCGTCCGCGAGCGCGACGCCGCTGCCATCGTCGCTGATACCCAACGCCGCGAGGCTGAGGCCAAGGCTGCAGAGGAGCGTGCGAGTTCGGCCTCCCGGATTGCAGGCGACATCGCCCGCAACATCGACCCACAAACCGCGGCCTACAGCCGGCTCCGGAAGCAGCAGAGCGACTTGCGCGACGCGCTCGCCGACCCACTCGCCCGCAACAAGCTGGCCGACTTCGACCAGACCGAGACCGCCTATCGCGCGACCACGCGTGCGATCGAGAGCCTGACCGACGCGAACGGCAAGCTGATCTCCTCCGAGGAAATGGTTCGCCGCCAAGATCAGCTCCGACTGGACACCGTGAAGGCCAAGACCGCTGCAGAGAAGGCCGACGTCGCCGAGCGTCAGAAGGCCTTCGATCTCGTCGGCAAGACCATCACCGGCACCGACGCACGCGGGCAGATCGAGCGCGCCGGCATCCTGGCGCGGGCGGAAGCTGACTCCAAGAAGGGCGGATCGGACAAGGAGAAGCGGGACGACTACGACCGCGCCGTCCGCTCGACCGAGGACCGCATCCGGCGGGCTGGCGAGCAGGCCGAAACCTACGGCATGGGCGCCGAGGCGATCGAGCGATACCGGGTGCAGACGGAGTTGTTGACGGCCGCCCAGCGCGCCGGCCGTGACATCACGCCTGAGCTGACGCGCCAGATCGAGGAGTACGCGAAGAAGGCTGGGGACGCCGCGAAGCGGAACGAGGAGGCGCGCGAGAGCCTGCGCGACGTCGACAATCTGCGCGGGGTCGGCTCCGACGGTGTCCGGTCCCTGGTGCGGGATCTGGGCGACGCCCGGAGTGGCGCCGACATCCTTGGGAATGCCCTGGGCCGCGTGAAGCAGCGCGTGCTCGACCTCGCGTCCGACAGCGTTGCGGAGATGCTGTTCTGCAAGCGCGGATCGGCAGGCTCCGGCCTGTTCGGCTCGGGCGGCGGCATCGGCAGTCTGATCTCCAGCTTTTTCGGCGGCGGGGCGGGCGCGGATGGGGCTTCGCCCACCGGCGGTGTCCGCCTATTCGACGTCGGCGGCTTTACGGGCCACGGCGAGCGCTATGACGTGGCCGGCCTCGTCCACCGCGGCGAGGTCGTGTTCTCCCAGGACGATGTCGCCCGGCATGGCGGCGTGGCCGCGGTCGAGGTGCTGCGCCGGAGCGGGGGACTGCGAGGCTACGACAGCGGCGGGATCGTCGGGCGGGACGCTTTCACCGTGCCGAGCGCGGCTGCGATGCGGCCGGCCAACGGCAACGGGGTGCCGGCGATCAACTTCATCGACCAGCGTCCAGCCGGGTCACCGGAGATGGAGCCGGCCGTGAAGCGCCGTTCGGACGGCAGCCTCGATGTGATCGTGCGTACCGTCGAGGGGCGCATGGGCCAGCGCGCAGCCGGCGGCCAGGGTCCCTTCAAGCAGGCGGCGGGCGGTGCCGGCTTCCGGAACGGCTGACGCATGGCGATCCCCTCTTGGCCGTCCACGTTGCCGGAACTGCGCGGGCTGGCCTCATCGGGCGGCACGCGTAGCCTTCACCCGGTGGCGCAGGAGACGCAGTTCGATGACGGCCCGTCGCGGCGGCGCCGTCGGCAGCTCTACGTCACCACGCCACTGAGCATGACCCTTCGTCTGTCGCCCGAGGAGTTCGTGATCTTCAAGGCCTTCCACCTCAACGACCTCAACACGGGCGCCCGTCGCTTCACCGCGCCGGTGCTGCTGCCGGACATGAGCATCGGGCAGCGCGTGTGCTCCATCGAGGGCGAGGTCTCTTGGTCGGCGCCGCAGCGGTCTCGGTACGTCGTGACCTTCACCCTCATCGTTCAGGACTGGTGAGCCCATGACGGTGAGCGCAGCCCTGCGTGAGACCTATGCTTCCGGCGACGACGAGTATGTCGTCGTCGAAACGCTAGAGGTCGATCACGCCTCGCTCGATGGCGCGATCCGACTGGTGCGGAACGTCGATGGCGGGCTCGGCGAGCCGGGCGAAACGCTGAGCCTGCCGATCCAGGCGGGCGGCCCGCGCCTCGCGCACCTGCTCTGCGCTTTCGAGGTGATCGGGCCGGGCGCCGACAGCGACGGCCCGACGGACGGCAAGATCCGGATCGACAACGTGTCGGACCTGCTGCACGGCCTGCTCAAGGGCGCCATCGGCTACGATCAGGCCATCCGCGTCACGATCCGGTTCTATCGCGTCCTGCCGGGGCGCCTCGACGAAGTGCCCGGGCCCGACGACGACAGCTTCACCGGTCTGGAGATGACGGCGGTGGAGATCTCCGCCGACAGCGCCGAGGGCACGATCGCGTGGCCCGACGGCCGACAGCAGAACGTGCCGAGCGGCCCCGACGCCTTCTTCGACCGCGCGAACTACCCGGCCCTGTTCACGTGAGCGACCGCGCCGCGTTCCTTTGCCGCTGGCGCGGCACCACCTACGACAAGGCCGAGCGGAACTGCTGGTGGCTCGCCTCCCTGGCGCAAGCCGAACTGTTCGGCCGCGCGCTGCCGGCAGCCGACCCGGCCCTCGTGGCGGATTTCCGCGCCCGCGCCGAGGCAATGGCGACGCACCCCGCCCGAGCGGAGTGGCGCGAGATCCCGGCACCCGAGGATGGCGCTCTCGTGCTGATGGGGAAGCTCGCCGGCGCCGAGACCCATTGCGGCGTCTACCTCGCCCAGGACGGCGGGCTGATCCTGCACACCGACGAACGGCACGGCGTCGTGCTCGACCCGCCGCTCGAACTCGCCGCCGCCCGGCGCTGGCGGCTCACGTACCTGATTCCGGCCTGAGCAGAGACGTGATGATGGTTGCATGCGCTAATCGCGTGAGCGGTAGCTCCGACGTGCGCCAATGCGATGGTAGTCAGCTGGAGCTGTGGTCGCTTCGTCCTGTTTAGATACCGCCTGCTTCAGCGCAGGGAGCTTGCCGATTTTTAATATTGTCAGCCCAACGAAGTGGCCGCGCCGCCAAGCCTGCTGGACGTTGAATATCAGATCTCGGCCGACCACCCGAATGTTAAATGTATCAGGTATAGATACATCTGAAGGCAGCACCACTTTCATGCCCGATGCAGAAACATCCTTTATTGAGCAAGGTATCTCTGCTCCGCTTGGCAACCGTATGATTGAAATCCAATTCACATCTGTCCGCTCGGAGGTGCGATTTTGGATATCTGGCATGGTCGCCACGCAATGAGGTTTTGCCCAATTAAATATCGTGCTACTAATTCTGAGTTAATGCGCGCAATTCGAGATTTCTGGATCGATAGATGCAGCAAACACTCCTTTTGCATGGTTGGATACAATCATAGTTCCCATCGGGTTCGTTGGCACCTCCGATGGTGAGCGGGCTGGGTGAGCCGCACAAGGCTCCCCGGCCCGCATCCTTCTGACAGCATGTCCGCAAGTTGGGCGCCTTACAGATCAATCCTGCCCTTGCTGCTGTTCTGGGGTCATGGTTTCGAGTGTCTCGAGTGCTTCGCGAAGTGCGGCCTTCGCAGCGCCGATCCCAACCTGCCTCAGGTCAGCTTCGGTTTGATCGCCCGGCGCTCCGATTGGCACCTGTATTCTTATTTCGGTGTGCCGCAACTTGCCCGCAACGTAATCGTCGCTCGTTTTAAAGAGCACAACCGCGGCGCTGTCCCGCAGCAAATCCAAAGTCAGCGCATCCAAAGTCATCTGCGGCATCGGCTTTTCCATCAGTAAGTTTTCTTACTCAGATGGTGAACGGGCCGCGTGACGAGCACAAGTCTCCTCGCCCCGCATAAACCCCGTCATTGAGGCGCAATGACCCTCGTCGTCACCGCTAACATCGCCGGGCAGACCCGCGGCGAGCCCGTGCGGCTGCCTGATCGGCGCCGCCGTCGGCTCTCCACGATCGTCGCGCGCCACAAGCCGCCGGCTGGCCGCCGCTTCATCGTCTCGGTGCACCGGAAGGGCGAGACCTTCCTGCGGCCGACGGACGGGAACACGCGCCTGCGCGCAGCCTGGCGGAGCACGCTTGTCGGCCCCGACGACGTGGTGCTCATCACCGTGTCGCCGCTCGGCCGGGGTGTCGCCTCCATCGGCCTTGCCATCGCGTCGATCGCGCTGATTGCCGTGGCGCCCTACGCCGCGCCGGCCCTCGCCGGGGTGCTGGGCGGGGCCGGCATCGCGGTGTCGGCGGGCGCCGTGCAGGCTGGCCTCGTCGTCGGTGGCGTCGCCCTCGGCTATGCCGCGCAAGCATCCGCTGCGGCCAAGAAGAAGACCGAGCGCAGCCTGTTCAGCGTCACCGGCGGCGGCAACGTGCCGAAGCCCGGCGCGCGCAAGCCGCTGCTCTACGGCCGCTGCTGGTCCACCCCGCCGCTCAGCCAGAAGGACTTCATCACCTACGACGGCGACACGATGGTGCTCACGAAGCGCATGACGCTTGGCATCGGCCGGTTCCAGATCCACGCCGTGCACGTTGGCGAGGCCGTGTTCTGGCTCGAAGGCGGCGGCATCCAGGCGCCCTTCACCTCGGCCGATGGCACGTTCGGGACGCAGATCGAGTTCCTGTACGGCCAGCCCTCGGCCATCGCGCCGGGCGACGTGATCTCCTCACCCTCCGTCGGAGGGCAGGAGATGCCGCGGCCGGGCGGCAATCCTGAGTGGACGCCGTGGTTCCGGCTGACCCCGCAGGGTGTCACCGCCGACGCCGCGCAGATGTCGTGGACCTATCCGGCGATCTACCGGGTGTCCTCGCAGGGGCGGCAGGCGCCGACGGTGGCCGGCGTCATCTTCCAGGCGCGCGAGATCAACCCGAACACCGGCGAGGCGATCGGGCCGGAGTTCGTGCTGCACAACTCCAGCGAGGGCGCGACTGCGCTGACCACCACGCCGCTGCGCCGCTCGGCCTATGTCCGGCTGCCGAAGAACGGCGCCTTTCAGGTGCGGGCACAGAATGCATGGCCGGATGCCGTCGGCTTCGAGCAGAAGAACGCCGCCTCGTGGGACGAGATGGCGGCGATCAAGGACGATGTCCGGATCCGCCCGAACACCACCGAGATCGTCATGCGCGTGCGGGCCGGGAAGGGCCTGACCGTCACCGCCTTCTCCGAGATCTGGGTCGATGCCACCCGCATCCTGCCGGTGTGGAACGGGTCGGCCTGGGTCGAGCAGGCGGAGCGCAAGGCGGTCTGGGTCTTCGCGGACCTCGTGCGGTCGCAGCACGGCCTGGCCCTGCCGAACGGCTTCGACGCGGACAAGGCCATCTACTACCACCACCTGCTCGATGCGAACGACACCTTCGATGGCGCCCTGCCCGAGGTGTCCTCATTCTGGGAGGCGGCTTCCGAGGTGCTGCTGCCGCTGCGCGCCGACCCTGTGAAGGTCGGGCCTGTGCATTCGTTCGTCCGTGACGAGAGCCGGGCCGAGCCGCGCCACGTCCTCACCCGCCGGCAGATCGTGCGCGACAGCGCGGGCGCGACCTTCAAGACGAAGGTCGAGGGCGGCGACGTCATCGTCGAGTTCGACCGCAACGGCGACCCGCGCCGGCCGGATGAGGTGCGGTTCCACTACGGCCCGGCCACCCGTACGCCGAAGCGCTACCGGGTCAACGGCATCCGCGACGGTCTCCACGCGCTGAAGCACGCGACGTGGCTCGCGGCGGTGGCCGTGTTCCGCGGCGCCGAGCGGCGCATCACCACCGAATGGGACGGGCGCCTCGTCTTCCCCGGCGATCACGTCCTGTCGGATCTCTGGTATCTGAAGGGAAAGCGGACCTTCGGCGTCGCTTCTGCGGCCGGCAACATGCTGACGCTGGACGTCACCGCCAATGTGCCGGCTGAGTGGGGCTACGGCTCCATCCGGACCCGCGAAGGTCGGGAATGGGGCATCCTGCGGATGCGCGGCGTCGGCGCCCGCGGCCTGGAACTGCATCCCGAGGACGTGACGGCGCTCGAGGCTCGGGTCCATCAGACGCCGAACGGCCCGATCCGCCTCCGGCTGGCCGATGTGCTGGCCCGCGACACGCAGGGCCCAACCACCATCGTCATCGGCGACCTCGTCGAGCTGCAGGAGACCTACGTCGCTCGCTCGGCCGTCCCGAGCGATGCCGACCACGTCCAGATCGAGATGGTGGCCGACGACGCGCGCGTCTGGCAGATCCTCGACGAGCAGGTCATCGCGCCGGCCCCGGTCAACGCCGACAGTCTCGCCGAACCGCTGATCCCGCAGATTTCAGTGCTGCACGCCCGGTGCGAGCGGATCGAGACCGGCATCGAAGTCGTCTGGGGCGTGTCCGTCACCCGGGGCGCCCGGAACTACGAGGCCGACATCTCCTACGATGCCGGAGGCACCTGGGAGCCGCTGTCGCCCTATGGCCCGGCCTCGAGCGGCCGAGCGCAGATGCGGCAGTCCGACAAGCCGGTGGCGGTTCGTGCTCGCGCCTTCGGACGTACTGGCCTGCCGAGCGATTACGTGGACACCACGTTCACGACGGTTGCACCGATCGTCCAGGGCAGCCTTGTGGACGTCTCCACGATCCCACCCATTCCCTACGAGAAGCTTGGGCCGGACGCGCAGGGCAAGATCGCCGAGGCGCAGGAAGCGGCCGACGCCGCCATGGCTCGGGCCGAGGCCGCTGGCGCAGAAGCCGACGCCGTGGGGCAGGCCGCCCGCGCGCGGGTCGAGGCGGTGCGTCGGGCGCTCGCCGTCGATCCGAAGGTTCGCGCGGGCTACGTCGATGCGATTATCGGCGACGTCCGCCAAGATCTCGCCGTGCTCACCGATGCCTCGCTGCGTCTGATGAGGGAAGTCGCGATCCTGAAGGACACTCAGGCCGCAGCCGGCATCGAGGTGCTGAGCGCCGAGGGGCGGGTGCGGATCGCCGCGGTGTCACGCCTAGAAAGCGCGGTGGGTGAGCGCCTGACCTCGCTCTCCATCACGGTCGATGCCCTGCGCGGGCAGATAGAGCTGTACGGCTCGGTCCAGGCCGGCGACATCTCGGGGCTGGTCGCCACCCTCTCGACGGTGCAGTTGGGCCTCGACGCCGTGAAAGCCACGATCACGACGTTGGCGACCTCGGCGCAGATCGATGGCGTCACCTCGCGCCTTGGCACGGCCGAGCAGACGATCAGCGCGCAGACCGCCGCGATCGAGCAGAGGGCGACGCTCACCACGGTCGACGCGCAGGGCACGCGCCTGACGACGGCCGAGAACCGCATCTCGGCGGCCGAGGGGCGCATCACCAGCGTCGTCACCGCCGCCGGCACAAGCGCGGTGGACACCGCCCTGCTGCCCGGCCTGCTGTCGCGCTTTGCCGATGTGCTCGGCCGGCAGATCGGCGCGATCCAAGAGAACCTTGCCCGCGCCGAGACCAGCGCCAGCGCGAACGTCGACGAGACGGGCCGTTCGATCGCGGAGGTCTCGACGCGGTTACTCGCGTTCCGCGGTGAGGCTACCGCGCAGTTCGACACCGTTACCCGGGCTATCGCCGGGGCCAACGAAGCGCTGGTGCAGCAGCAGACGTTGTTCTCCGCGCAGATCGGTAAGGTCTCGGCGGACGTCACGTCGGAGACGCTGGCGCGTGCGACCGCCGACAGCGCACAGACGATCCGAACGGATGGAGCGCTCTCGCGGATCGGCACGGCCGAGGCCGGGCTCGACAGCCTGAATCAGACGCTGACGACCAACCTCGCGTCGATCGCTCAGCAGTTCCAGGGCGTCAATGCGCGCTTCGGCACCGCCGAGGCGAACATCCAGACGCTGTACACGTCGTATGCAGCCGGCGACGCGGCCAATGCGGCGGTCACTCAGACCCTGCGGGCGGACTTCACGGCCACCACGGCCAGTCAGAACGCCTACAACACCGAGACGCGGCAGGTCATCGCCAACGGCGACAGCTCCAACGCGCAGTCGATCAACGCCCTCAGAGCGGACGTCAACACGCACGTCGGCAACCTGAACGCCTACAACGTCGAGACACGACAGGTGATCGTGAACGGCGACAGCGCGCAGGCCACTCGCACCGACCAACTCGTCGCTCAAACCAACCAGGATCGCGCCTTCTTCCTGTCGGAGAACAGCGCCCGATTCAATCAAACCGAGGGGGTTGCGCGTGCGCTGAATGCCCTGTCCGTGCAGACCAACGCTGATCGCGGCTACTTCCTGGCCGAGCAGATCGCACGGATCAATCAGGATGGCGTCTTCGCCGGTCAGATCCAAGACGTCTATGCCCGCACCGACGCAGGCACGGCGGCCGGCCGGATCAAATTTGAAGCGATCTCGGCCAACGGTGCTCCAGGCGTCGCGGTCCGCTTCTCCATCCAGCTTTCGACGGAGCGGAACGGCTTTTACCGCAACTCCGGCCTGTTCATGGACATTCTGGGCGATGGCTCGTCCCGGATCCTGTTCGACGCAAACCTGATCGCGTTCACCGCTAACGGTGGCACAACCTATCCATTCCGTTTTACCGGCTTTGAGACATACATCGACACCCTTCGGCTTGGGCCGGGCAACTTCCTGCCGAACAGTATCTCTCAATCGAATGCCGGCTTCGATCCCAACTCCAACTCCATCAGCTTCAAGGTGAATGTTCGGCCTGGATCCGCGGTGCTGATCTTCGCCGAGTTCTTTGGACAGCCGGACAATCCACTGGCGCCGGGACAGCAGGGGATCTTGCGCATTGCACGTGATGGCGTTGCCCTGCGCGATAAGGGAATGAACTACTACGTTACTCGGGCGGCCAACGGGAACACAGTCCAGACCCTCGGCACAGAGGCGTTCTACCGCGATGTGCCGCCGCCCGGTGAGCGCACCTACACGATTGCCGCGACCAACGGCCAAGCCGGCGTCGCCTACACCTTCTTCGAGATCACCGGCTCCTGAGTCGGCAGGCCGCTCCGCCGCGCCTTCCGCACCCGTCCGCGAACAACTCCGCCCCGCTCTCCCCTCGCTTCTGAGGACGCTCGCCTATGGCCCTCTACGGACCCTCCACCGCCACCGCATCGGTGACGGCCAACACCAACTTCGTCACCATCGCCGGCATGGATCTAACGATCGTCACGCCCGGCATGACGATCAACTTCGGCGCGCGCGACCGGAAGACCGGCGATGCATGGATCATCGGCGCCGTCACGCCGAACGGCACCAACGGTGGCACGCTGACCACGGCCGGCAGCATCACCACTGGCTACGCCAACGCGCCCTTCGTCATCGACACGACGGGCTATCTCGGCACCGACGCCAGCTATGCCGCAGCCACCAGCCTATCGCTGCTTCAGACGCTCGCCACGCTGTTCGGCCCGGCCACCAACCTCTATTCCGGCGCCCGGCAGATCGTCCTCGACAAGCTCGCCTCCACGGCGCTCGGGCGGATCGTTTTCGCTATCGCCGGCCGAACCTGGGGCGACCTCGTCCACCGAGAATACAGCTACACGCCCACTGGCGGCTCGCTGACCACGACGCAGACGCTGGCCCTCCGGGCCTTTCCCGACGGCTCCACGCCGATCGACGCGCTGCTCGTCGACCTCTCATCCGGCACGGTGGATTTTCGCCAGAACGAGATCACGATCGCCTCGGCCGCGACCGTCGATCTCGGCTCGGCGCCGACCGGGCGCGTCACGATCTCGGGTGCGGCTGCGATCCTATCGTTCGGCGCTGGCAAGAACCACACGCGCCTCCTGCGCTTCACCGGCACCGCCACGCTGACACACAACGCGACGAGCCTCGCTCTGCCGACGGCCGCCAACATCGTGACCGCCCCCGGAGACACGGCGCTCGCTACGTCTGATGCAGCCGGCAACTGGACCGTGCGGGATTACCAGCGGGCCAACGGCCGCCCGCTGATCACCCCCACGATGATCTCGGGCAACTCCGGACCTACCGACTTCCCAGCCGGCACGACGCGCTACTTCACCCATGCGCTCGTCGGCTTCAGCCAGAGCAATGTCTACACCCCGGCGGGTCGGCGCATCCGGTTCAGCAATCTGCGCGTCGTTGGCCCCCAGGCGCCGGGTTCGGGGCAGAGCTGGAAGTTCACGCTGCAGAAGCTGTTCTCCGACACCGCGCTGACCTGCACGATCTCTGGCACCGGCTCGAACCAAGCGACCGACGCGACCAACAGCGTCATCTTCGAGCCCAACGACCGCTGGTCTCTTCGAGCTGACATGAGCGCGGGCGCTGCATCGCTCAGCTCCGTCCTCTTTTCCATGGATGTCGAGGTACTGAGCTGATGTCGAAGCTTCTACAGATCCGCGACGATCGCGGGCGCAAGCTCACCCTCCACACGCTGGAAGACGGCGCGCCGAAGCCCGATCTGCCCGACGGCTGGTCCTTCGAGCCGGCCGACGACACACCCCTGTGGCAGCCGGCGCCGGACGCGATCTCGGATCGCCAGTTCGCGCAGGCACTCGCGCTTGCCGGTACCATTACCGAAGCCGAGGCGCTGGCCTGGGCCGCACGTGGCGAGCTTCCCGAGGCGATGGAAGCCGCGCTGGCGAAGATCCCGGAGACGGGTGGCCAGCGCTTCGGCGCGCGCATGATGCTGGCCGGCGCAACGACCTTCGAGCGCGGCCACCCGCTCACCGATCAGCTCGGCAGCCTGCTGACTGACCCTGCCACCGGCAAGCCCTACGACGCCGCAGCACTCGATGCGCTGTGGTCCCGCGCCGCCACCCTGTGAGGAGCGATCCATGCTGACGCTGACCAAGACCGTCACAACGACGGAAACGAAGACCCTGGAAACGGCAGCCGACATCGCCGATCACGTCCACGCCGAATTCTTGCGGCGGATGGAGGCCGCGCCGTTCAAGTTCGGCGGCCGCGTCCGGATCACCCGCCGCGACGGCATACCGCCCGAGTTCATGACTGGTGACGTCGGCACGGTGATGCTGTGTGATCCTGAGTTCTCGCCGCTCACGACCCTGATGGGCGTGAACGCCTCTGGCATGACGATCCAGTTCCCGGTTCAGACGGCGAACCTCGAGGCCGCCTGACTCGACCGCAACTACCGTGCGGCTTTGGCGATCGCCTCCCACGCCAAGCCTGCGAAATACAGGCCCCCGAAGATCAGCAGGCAACAGATCACACCGTAGCCGACAAACCGGAGCCAGAAGGCGACATCTCGCTGGTCGCGCTGCTCGCGCTTGAACCACTGCATCGTCAACTCCTTTGCGTTGCATCGGAGGCGACAAAGCACGGTGGTCAGTAAGGGACACGCGGAAAAGACGTCCATCATTAACGCGCTCGCCGCGCCACCCGGCCCGAGCCTGAGACGACCCCTTCACATCGGAGAACACCATGGACCTGTCGCCCATTGGGCGCGCGGCTCTCAAGTCGCGCGAAGGCGAGGCGCTGACCGCCTACAAGGACAGCGTAGGCGTCTGGACGATCGGCGTCGGGATCACGACGGCCTCGGGGCTCATCACCGTCAAGCAGGGGCTGACGATCACGGCCGCCACCAGCGACGCGCTCTTTACCGAAGCCGTGAAGGCATACGCCAAGCCGGTGAGCGCGCTGGGAGTGGAGCTGAAGCAGCACCAGTTCGATGCCCTGGTGTCGCTGTGCTTCAACATCGGCCCCGGCGCCTTCGCAGGCTCCACAGTCGCCAAGCGGCTGAAGGCGGGGGACATCACTGGCGCGGCTGAGGCGATCCTGATGTGGAACAAGCCCGCCGCGATCATCTCGCGTCGGCAGGGCGAATACGATCAGTTCCGCACGCCCTACGCCAAGGCCATGCCGAGGGCTCGCCGCAGCGACAAGGCTCCCGTGAAGGCGCCGGCCTTCATGGCGCCCGAGCTGGCGCCGCCGCCTGCAATCCTACCTGCGCCCGTCCCCGTGTCCCCCGGGGCTGAGAGTGCCGCCAAGCCGGGTCTTCTCAGCGGCTGGCTGGCAGCGCTGCTCCGGTGCGTGTCGTGAACCCGTCCATCATCGCCGGGGGGGAGCGCTCGGGTGTGAGCGAGGCGTGAGCACAGCGGGCCGACTGCAAAGGGGCTGAGGCTTGAGCCGACCCGCTGACTGCCGGACAACGATCGGGTCCATCCGACGGCATCGCGTCATGCCCTGCGGCCCAGCCCCGCTCAAGCTGGTTCCGCCTGTCTAACCAACATTTGATCTACCGAGCCGGCCGGGCCAGCCGCGCATCCCCATCATCAGGACCATCACCATGACCCGTGTGCTTCTGCTCGCGGCGCTGGCGCTCGCCTGTGTCGCGTCTCCCGCCCTCGCCATGGCCTCCCCGCCGGGTCAGGAGGGCGCCGCAGTCGGCCTCTCGCGCGGCCTGCTCTTTCTCGCCGCTCTTGCCCTAACCGTCGCCCTGCTGCTCGCAGCGGCCTACCGCCTGAGTTTCCTCGGTATCGTTGGGGCAGCGCTCGCCGCGCTGATCCTCTCGACCGGATGCGGGCTCGCCGCCGAACTCGGCACCATCGGCGACAAGGCCGTGATCCTGCCCTGGGGCGACTGGCTCGTCGCGCTCGCTGTGTCCCTGCGCGAGCCGATCCTGACGATCCTCCTGCCGATCGTCGCGGCCTACATCATCCAGGCCATCCGCAAGGTCTACCCGTGGGCGGCCCTGTTTCTGTCGCAGCGGCGCGTGGAGATGATGCTCGAGGCGGCCGTCGGCTTCGGCCTCAACGCGGTGAACGGCGCGGCCAAGGGCAAGACCCTTTCCGTGAACGTCGCGGTGCCGGTCATCGCCAAGGGCACGCAGTACGTCATCGACACCGCGCCCCCCGCAGTCATCAAGGCGGCCGGTGGCGCCGATGGCATCGCGGCCCGGATCTTCCGCAAGCTCGACCTCGACGACCACGCCAGCGAGGCGGCCGTGCTGGTGCCGGCGCAGGAGCAGATCGCCGCCGGCACGGTGGATGCCGACGAGTTGCGCCGCATGGACGAGATGACCCGACGATAGGCAGGAGGGGCGCATGCCCGGTTCGAACGGCGCCGCGCGCCGCCCGCTCCTGCCGATGCACTCGGCCGGGCCCTACAGCACCTATCGCCTGTTCGAATGGTGCATGGCGACGATGATGGTGCTGATCGCCTTCACCCTCGCCATGCCCGGCGACACGATGGAGCGCAACGCGCTGAGGCCGATCGCCGAGATGGGGTTCAGCGAGGCCAACATGGCGCTGATCTTCGGCTGCGCCGGCAGCGTGCGCGTCATGGCGCTGTTTCTGAACGGCTACATCAACAACGTCCGCGTCGGGCCGAAGGGCGCCTACGCGCGGGCGGTCGGCGCCGGCATTGGCTGCCTCATCATGGGCCAGTTCGCTATGGCCCTGATCTACGACGCCTTCACCGTGGCGCACGCCCCGAGCTTCGTCATTCCGGTGTTCGGGACGCTCGCCGGGTTCGAAGCCATTTCCGTCTACATCGCCGTGCTGGACGGCGTGTCGCGCAAGAGCCGGATCGGCAAGGCTCTGGCGGCACTCGAGGAGGTTCGGGGCTGATGGATTGGCTCACCTTTCTCAAGGACGTGATCGCGACCCAGCAGTTCCTCCAGATCTTCGTCGGCGGCTGCACGATGATGCTGATCGGCTGGATGGTCACCCGAGCACGGGGGGACCGCGACCACCTGCCGCCGCCGGCGCCGGTCGGCATCGCCGATGTGCCAGCGCCCTTCCTGCAGGGGCCCCGCGAGGCGGTGGACCTCATGCGGGAGCTGCGCGACCTCGCCCGCCGTCAGACCGAGGACACTGGCCGGATCGCGGAGTGTGTCCGCGTCATCCGCGAGGAGACGAAGCAGCAGACGCAGATCCTCGGCCTGATCGAGCGTGAGCAGGCTATCGAGAACCGGGCGCATCATGAGCGGAAGCCATGAGCCCCTGCTTCGTCGCGGTCACCCCGGCGGCTATGCCAGTGATTCAGACTGACGCTTGGTACCCGATGCCATGAAACGACGAACAGCGGATCCTTCGCGTCTCGGTGTTCGTCATAGTGACGCTCGCCATCGCCAGCGTTGTGCCTCAGGATCGCCACTCACCCAGTCACTGCCCACCGGCGCCCGATCTCAACCTCCGCGCCAAGATCGGGTGCGCTGACGACGACCGGCTCGCGCCGCTCCGACAGTGCGTGCACTTCCATCGTCTCGCTGCGGCCGCGCAGGTGATAGGGTCCGAGCGCTTCGGCTTCGATGCCGTCCGGCATGGTTGGCAACCGCGAGAGGACAGCCTGCGATATCAGCACGGTCCGCCCGGTCTCCCGGCACAGGCCTTCCAGCCGCGCGGTCGCGTTCATGACGTCGCCGAAATATGCGATCTTGTGCCGGTCGACACCGACTTCCGCCGTCACCACGCTGCCGCCGTGCAGGGCCGCGCGGAGTTCGGGGACGAGGCCGAAGCACCCGAGCCAGCGGTCGCGTTCCTCCTCAAAGATCCGTCGGATCGCGAAGACGCAGGCGACGCAGCGCGCCTTCTCGATGCCCCTGGCGATGGGCCAAGAGACGATGACCTGATCGCCAACATAGTCGTCGACTTTTCCGCGATGACGACGCACCGGCTCGGCGATGGCTGAGAAGACGGCCTTCAGCAGTTCCTGCGCAGCGAGGTCGCCGTGCTGTTCCGCGTAGGCCGTCGACCCGGCGAGATCGAGGAACAGGAAGACGCGCTCCTCGCTGACGGGTCGGTGGTAGCGTCCAAGGAGGAGATGAGTGAAGGTCTCGGCGCCGATCAGGTCGCGGATGCGCAGAACGGTGACGATAAGTGCCGAGACCGCCATGGCGAAGGGGATCGTGAGAAGCTTAGGCGTCACGGCTTCCAGCAAGGTCTTGTCCGCGAGGTCGAGCGCCCAGATCACCGAGCCGGTCAGCGACATCGCGACGACGATCACGCCCACCATGCTGATCTCGGCGGCCGCGAAATAAGCTAGCGTCGGCAGCTGTCGCAGGCGCCTGCTGTAGCCCGCAAGAAAGATGCCGCGCTCGTAGGCGATCACCAAAAGGCCAACGCTTGTGCCGTAAAGGATGCCGATCCCCTTCGGGCCGTCACCGAACAGGAAGCCGTGCAGCGCGCCGAAGGATGCACTGACGACGGCGATGACGATCCAGAAGAGTGGGCTGCCGTTCGACATCGTCTTCGGCTCCAAGACACTATCGGATGACAGGGATGGGTAATCGCGGCGACAGCGTGACCTTCGAAGATGTGTACGATCTGATCGCCGCAGAATTGTGCGGCACCGCACGAGCCGTGAGAATGGGCGCGGGACCGCATGCAGCCCTTTTCGATGAACTCGTGTGCCTCTTCGAATTGCTCCTGAACCAACGATGTTGGCTGGGCTTCTCCGAGAAGATCCTGCTCGATCGTTGCCCACGAACTGCGGTCGTCCTCTCGAACTGTTGA